AAGACACCCGTAGGTGTCTTTTTGTTTTGGCAGGGGCAGAAGGACTTGAACCCTCGGCACGCGGTTTTGGAGACCGCTGCTCTACCAACTGAGCTATACCCCTATATTAAATTCTTCCTTGCGGAAATCACTTTGATATTATACATATATTGCATCATTTTGTCAACAATAATTATTTCAAAATGTTTTTATGAAGCTTCTTTTTAAATCTAATACACAATAGAAAAAACGATAACAATCGGCGTCGGTGCTATTGCTCGGAAAAGCTGCAATCGGATGATGCATTACCGATAAGGAAAACCGGTTTCCGCATAATTTTTCTCTTGTCCGTTATCTTTCAAATCAAAAAAAGAAAAACGAAAAGATAAACATACAAAACAAAAAGAAACGACAATCTTCTCACGAAAATTGTCGTTTCTTTGGTGGAGAATTACGTTTCATATCCGAACTACCGTCGGCATTAACCCTATATGTTTGAGTGTTCCCTTTTAGGTTATAAACGGTTGTTATCTTATATCCTCCGTCAGGCTCGTCCCATACCGTGACAGAATTGATTAGCGTATCAATCAAATGTCTGCGAAAGTCCTCGTCTTCTATGTCACCACTCAAGAACTGAGATAACCAACCCACAATGACGGTCTTATCCAATGTGAGATATTCACTCTTAGCGGCATCGAGTCTTGACTCGGTGTCCTTTTTTCTTTTTTCTAATTCTTTGAGCCTTGAGTCGAGAGTCTCCGATTCAACGCCACGCTCTACCATTTTAAGCAGATTTTTTATACTTGTATTTATTTCTTTTAGGTCGGCTGTCAAAGCCGGGATTATAGCGTCACTCTCTATATCCTCTCTATTACACTTGATAGCCATATCTGCGATAGTGTTAATCATCTCAGGGGTGATTAACCGCATAGCGTTCTCAGCTACTATACGCTCTATAAGGTCTTTGCGTATTGTTCTTTTCTTGCACGAATGAAAACGCTTACGAGTGCTGCACGAGTAGTAATTATAGGTCTCCCTTGTTTTACTTCTTCCGCTCTCGCCTATCATATTAGCCCCACAATGCCCACAGAACAGCTTTTGAGATAATAGGTAATTCACCCTTGCCTTACCACGTGCAGGGGCTTGTGCGTTCGCAGAGAGCCTTTTTTGCACAGCCTTGAATGTTTCTTTATCTATAATAGCAGGAATACCCCCCTCTATACGAATATCCTTATATGTATATGTCCCTATATACTTCTCGTTTCTAAACATAGTTTTAAACGAGTTTTTATTGAACTCAGTTCCCTTTTTGGTGCGATAACCTTGACTGTTGAATTTTTCACATATCTCGGAGATAGTTGCCCCTCCTGCGTATAAATCAAACGCCTCTTTGACTATTTGCGCGTTTGGCTCGTCAACAGTAAGCTTTTTGTTGACCGTTTTGTACCCCAAGGGGATTGCGCCGCCGGTGCTGTTGCACTTATGCGCCGACTCATTCAGACCTCGGCTCACTTTTTGCGAGAGCTCCTTAGAGTAAAACTCGGCCATTCCCTCAAGGACTGACTCAAGTATAACGCCCTCAGGGCTGTCGGATATGTTTTCTGTTGCGGATATAACCTTGACCCCGTTCTTTTTCAGGCGCACTTTATAGGTAGCAGAGTCATAGCGATTACGGGCGAATCTGTCAAGCTTATAGACAACAACCCCCTGCCATAACCCGTTACTGCTGTCCCGTATCATCCGGCAGAAGTTAGTACGTTTCGCAGTTTCCTTATACGCGGACGTTGCGCGGTCTATATACTCTCCAACTACGTTATATCCTTGTCGCTCGCAGAAGTCCATACAGACCCTCTTTTGGCCTTCTATAGACTGCTCCGTTTGTCTATCGCTACTGTATCTCATATATAGAACAACATTCATTGCCTTATATCCTCCTGTTTGCTTGTATATATGGTTCAAACCTATCATACACCTGTTTTTCCAACGGGCTCGTCAAAAATCTATTTCTTTCGTACAATATTTGCATTCGCTCAGCACGTATTTCGGCGGCTGTGTAACTTACGTCAAATACATCTTGTATGTCTTTTGCGGTGTGTATATTTAAGCCCCATATGACGCAGGCAGGCATTAACAGTCTACTCGCAAAAATATCTGCTTCCTGTTCAACCTCGGGTTTGCTCACATTAACCGTTCTCGCGTGATACCCTACGGTTAGAGGGTGTCCTAAGAATATATGCCCTAACTCGTGGGCTATCGTAAACCGTATACGTCCCCGTGCCATTGAATCATCGTATACAATATACCACTCGTCCCGATTGCTGATACTGACTCCTGCTTCATTACTTTTCAGTTCGTTTACCTCTGAATTTTTAACTATCGAAATATCAGCCGCTCGCGCTATAGCTGTAACGCTCACAGGAATGCTCGTAATATTGAAATCAATTAACACCTGCCACGTCGCGTTCCTTATATCCTTGTAACGCCCATAAAAAGACAACATTATCACCCCGTCGTAGTTTAACCACGAGCAGGTGTGATATTCCTTTCATCATAAATCTTCGTCACACGTTACTGCTTTTGCATTTCGCAATCTGTCTATATCTTTTTGTGAACGTGTTACTATTACCGGCTCCGCGTTATCGGATGACCTTGCAGCACGATACACTCTGTGAGTTTTCTCGGATTCGTCCTTGATGTTCATAACAGCTTGAATAATCCTTAACTTAACCTCTTCGCTTGAAGCCCTGTAGACAGCGAGGAGGGTTTTTTCTTGTTCTGTGAGGTCGCCATCAAGACCAACAGTGGCGCTTCTTTCTTCGTTTCCGAGAAGATAATCAACAGAAACACCGAAAAAATGTGACAGTTTGACAAGCGTTTTGCCATCCGGGAGAGTATCATTATCCGCCCAATACTTTGGCTGATTTTTACCAATAGAAAGTTCTTGAGAAACTTGCTTCCAACTAACATCTCTCTCAGTAAGTAGTGTTTTTAAGCGTTCATTAAAAATCATAATATGCTCCCGTCTGCCCCTAATTAAGGGACTTACATTAAAAAAATCCCTGATATTTTGATTTGTCTCTTGACAATCCCCAAATTGGGGATTATAATAAAAACAACAAAAGTAACAACGACAAGACACACGAATACCGGAGGAGACCGTAAAGCCTCCCCTTTCTCCAATGCTATGTTGTCAATCGCATTTCAATTGTAGCATTGGAGCGCCCTAAAATCAAGTGTTTTTACAAATTTGTAACTTTTGTTTTAAATTGACACGAAAGGAGGGATTATATGACTTCAAAACCTACTGACTATAAGCGGCATTATTGGGCTGCCCCTATCTCTCATTACGAGCTACCCGAAGAAGAAAGGGAACGCTTGCGCGTTCACGTTAAAGACCACCTCACCGCTCATTGCCTTACGCAGGTATGGCTGATACAGCAGCTACAGAATGCGGGCTTAACGACCGATAAAAGTGAGTTGTGCTCTATCTTAGCGGGTACACGCTTCGGCCCCAAGGTTGATGAAATTCTTGTGGAGAGCGACAGAATAATAACCGCTTATGATGACTTCTTATGTGCAGTAGACAAGGAGCATAGCAGCCTATGGACGAAAATATGCAAAAAGAAAAGTTGAACCGCTTAGCTCGCATTCTTTACAGAACTGTTTATAGATACTATGAAGATGCCGAGCATCGTAAGGAATTTGAGGAGTGGCATTTAAAAGAGTACGGCACTCCGTATCATTGGAAGACATCAAAGGAGGTACAAAAATGAAAGGGTACAAAGCTTTCGGCAAAGGTATGATTTGCGCTCCGGACAAGCAGCACGTAAAGCAGTATGCGGAGAATACGGTATATGAAGAGGACTCAGCGGAAGTGTGCAAGAAAGGAATGCACTTCTGTAAAGACCCTCTCGCCGTTCTTGACTACTACCCTCTTGTTGACGCGAACGGAGAAATGTCCGAATTTGCCAAGGTTGAAGCGTTAGACGAATGCACAACTGACGACGGGCAGAAATACTGCACTAAGAAGTTAAAAGTAGGAGCCAAACTCAGTTTTCCGGCACTTGTTCAAGCAAGCGTCAATTTCGAGTTCGAAAAGAGCACAAACGGTGAGAAGAACGAAAAGATATCAAGTAAGAGCAACTCGGCACGGATAGGCTCAAGTGGCAACTGGGCACGGATAGGCTCAAGTGGCAACTCGGCACGGATAGGCTCAAGTGGCAACTCGGCACAGATAGCAAGCTCCGGCAAACATAGTGTAATATGCTGTGCCGGAAACAACTCAATCGTCAAAGCCAAAACAGGCAGTTGGATAACCCTTTCGGAGTGGAAATTTAGCGATAAAGAAAATGCTTATATTCCTATTTGCGTGAAGACAGAATATGTTGACGGCGAAAAAATTAAGGCGGATGTGTTTTATAAACTCGTCAACGGAAAGTTCGAAGAGGTAACCGTATGAGTATTGGAGATAACATCAAAGAGAAACGAAAGGCATTAAATCTGTCCCAAAAAGACGTAGCTCGTGCAGTAGGTATCTCGCAAGCCACAATGACTAATATTGAGAATGACTATAGAATAGTTCATTCATCTTTACTTAGACAAATCGCGAAAGTCTTACATTGTTCGTACCACGAGCTACTTGCAGGTAATGAGCAGAAAGAGTGTTTCGCGTACTCAGGTACAGGTTGCCGAATATTAACAGAAATGATATGTAGAACACGCGACTGCCCTTTTTATAAGACGCGGCTCGATTATGAAATTGACAAGAAGATTGCAGACAGAAAAACGAGGAGGATGTGACAAAATGTTTGTTATTGAAACTTTAATAACTTTACTCATTTTTATGTGTGGTTTTATCATTGTGCCGACCCTCAGAGACACGCGCTCTGCCTTGTCTGCATTGAAAGAAGAGGTTATCGACGATGAAGACGTGGTTTAAATTCATCATTGGTTGTGCTGTCTTTATCGGAATTGTGTGCGGAATGTACTTCTTGAGCCTGTTCTTGGCAAACCGTATAATCTTGTTTTTTCTTTGGTTTTTCACGTGTTAACGCAAAGGAGGGTACAACAATGTACGAAGTATATTACGCCTATGGTATGAACAAAGGCACAACGATTACTTATACCTCTACATTAGAGGAGGCTACTTCTTTCGTAAAGGCAAAGGTGTTCGAATTATCTCAAAAAGGAATTGACGCACATTGCTATTACGGAATCCGACAAATAATAGGAGGAAATTCTAATGTCTAAATTTAACAACGAAACCCTTAATCCGGGTGAACACTTCATTTATAACGGAATCGAATTTATCTGCCTTGATATTATCAACGGGAATTACCTTGCTATGACTGCGAAGCCCTATGCAGAAATATCATTCGATACTAACGGAAAGAACGATTGGCGTAAATCCTCATCGCGCCGTGTTCTGAACAACGATTTCCTTGACCTCCTCGACAGGAGACACCTTATCAAGCAGACATCAGACCTGATTGCAGACAACGGAGACAAAGCATACGGCACGAGCGAGGACTATGTAACGATTCTCTCTTGTGATCAGTACCGTAAGTATCGTGAAATCGTTCCTCTCTTCGAGGAATGGATGCGGACACTTACTCCGTGGAGTTGCACCCCCTCGGACTCGAACTATGCGCGCAGTGTCAATACGATGGGCAATGTCATCAACTGCGATGAGGCCAGCAATATCGGGGTTGCCCCGGTTTGTCTTTTCTCATCCGAGAATCTGAAATTACGCCGTCAAGCGCGTCTCATAGGAGTTGACGAAGATGACTACTAAAGCTATAAGAGAAGCTAAATGCGTCGAATGCGGAGAACCTATCGGAGACGAATTATACCACTTCACAAAACGCCGATACTATGCACCTGTATTTATTCATAAGAGATGCTATGAAAAGCTTCTTCCCAAGAAAGGCAAGTAAATGAGTAACAAGAAAATAGGTAATAATTTTGAAAAAGAACTCTGTGAGGTTCTTGCGGAATACGGGTTCTGGGTTCACAACTTCGCCCAAAATCAAGACGGTCAGCCCGCAGATGTAATCGCCGTAAAAAATAAAAAGGCATACTTAATCGACTGTAAAGTATGCTCTACAAGAAAAGGTTTTGACCTCTCTCGTATGGAGGAAAATCAAGACCTTTCGATGGAGTTGTGGAAGGACTGCGGAAACGGCGAGGGATGGTTTGCGGTTAAATTGGAAAGTCAAATCTATATGATACTTCACTTCACCGTAAAAGCCTTCCAAAATCAGCAGTCGGCTATGTCCCCTAAGGATGTATTCGAGTGCGGAAAGCCCCTTGATAAATGGATCAAGCAATGCAGATAACTGTCGGTAGCACCATTACAGTCGAGCATCCTTCCTCAGAGTTGGTGCAATGGTGCGAAAAAAACTTAGTTATAAGCAATCCCGATTATGCGAAAAAACTCCGTATGCACCTTTGGCTCGGTAACACGCCCAAAGAGTTGTGTCTATACGAAAGCCACGGAGATAGTATTATTTTACCGTTCGGAGTGCTTAGAGACATCCTGCCGTATGTTTCCTCGGCAAAGGCTTATCGTGCGTTCACGGAGCGAAAAACGGTCAAGTTCGACTGCTCTGTGCCGCTCGACGATTATCAGCGAAAAGCCGTCAACGAGGTTGAGAATCAGAAGTACGGTATATTACAAAGCCCCGCCGGAAGCGGCAAGACCCAAATGGGCATCGCTCTTATGGCAGACCTCGGACTTAAAACTCTTTGGCTCACTCACACCAAGGACTTACTCACACAGAGCAAGGAACGAGCCGAACTGTATATGAGTTCCGACCTCATAGGGACAATAACCGAGGGTAAAGTCAACATCGGTAGCGGAGTCACTTTTGCAACCGTACAAACAATGTGTGTCTTGGACTTGGAGAGGTATCGGGATATTTGGGATGTAGTTATCGTGGACGAGTGTCACCGTTGTTCGGGAACACCTACCGCCATGACACAATTCTATAAAGTTCTCAATAACCTTGCAGCAAGGTACAAGATTGGCTTGTCAGCCACGGTACACCGCTCGGACGGAACAATCAAAGCGACCTACGCTCTTCTCGGAAAAGTGGTCTACACCGTGCCGAAAGAAGCCGTTGCCGATAGAGTGATGAAAGTCGGTATCAAAGAGTGCCACACGGGAACAAAACTCTCTCGTGAATGTTTGAATACGGACGGTACTCTTAATTATGCAAAACTCATTACATACCTCTGTGAGAACTCCGTCCGAAATCATTACATTAGTGCCGAAATAGTAGCCAATGCAGAACACCCGTCCCTTATCCTATCGGGCAGGCTCAAACATCTCGAATTGCTTATGACTACTCTCCCTCATTCAATGCGGGAAAAAGCCGTAATGATAAGCGGAAAGATGACCTCGAAAACAGGAAAAGCGGAACGAAAAAAAGCCATTGAGGATATGCGGACAGGAAAGAAAAAATATCTTTTCGCCACCTATTCTTTGGCAAAAGAAGGTCTCGACATTCCTTGTCTTGAACGGCTCTACCTCACAACCCCTCAGAAAGATTATGCGGTAGTGACACAGAGTATCGGGCGCATTGCCCGAACTTACGAGAACAAACAACCTCCCGTCTGCTATGACTTTGTGGATGATGTGGGGTATCTCGTCAAGGCGTACAAGAAAAGGTGTTCGACCTATCGGAAGAACGACTGCTACTTCGTTGAGGAGGTGCAAGATGAGTGACAATGCGTTCACGAAAAAAGATCTCATTAAAATGACAAATGAGCCGTCCGAATGGCAGTACCAACGCATTATGGCAAAGATTATGGAAGCCATAAATTGGACTGACGGTGATATTGTAATCTGTTTTAGCGGAGGTAAAGATTCTGCCTTACTCCTCGATATGTATTGCGATATCATCAAGTTGTCCAACAAAACAGACCGTCCCGTTAAAGTTGCATGGGCTAATACCACAAACGAAACGGCAGCAATGAAATCCTATATTCCATGGTTCATTCACAGGTGCGAGGAAAAGTATGGTGTGGCTATTGATTTTCACGAGGTAAAACCAGCAAACGGTGACAATATCATTACTGTTCTCAAACGAGAAGGCTTGCCGTTCATTTCAAAAATGGTGTCGAGTATTCTGAGAAAGGTCACAAAAGATATGGAATCCAAAGGGGTTTCTTATCAAGACATTAAGGATCTTCATCACCCGACAATAGCCTGTCGAGATGCTTTAAGAGAAATGGGATTAAGCAACACTACCGTCCTTGCTTTGACGGGATGGAGTTGCAAGAGAAACGACTTCGGTACAGAGTTTATCTTACCTACTCAATGGATGCCCCTACTCAACATTAAGACTATCACAGGCAAGGATATTCGCTTTTCTGAAAAATGTTGTTCCATTTTGAAAAAAGAGCCTATATCTCGTCTTAACTACCCAAATATGATGACAGGTGAGCAAGCAGTCGAGTCAAAAGCGAGAGAAAGTCAATGGTTAAAAACCGGTTGCAATTACCGTTTCTCCAACGGAGCGATACGGTCAAAACCTCTCGGCTCTGTGAGCCTTGAAACCGTTTTATATTCCTTACAATACCGAGAAGTGCCTATTTGTTCTGACTATGGCGAAATACTCTACTGCGAAGAATCAAAATGTCTCCAATGTAGCAAAGCACAGAGAACGGGCTGCTCCTTGTGTGGATTTGGTATCAAATTCGATCCGATGAGGTTTGTTCGTCTTCAAGAAACAGAACCCGCAAAAGTAGCCTTTGCATTTAAGCCAATGGAAAAAGGCGGCTTGGGTTATCGTGAAGTCTGCCAATTTACAAACGAGTATTGCAAGACTTCCATAGTAATTCCGGAGGTGAACGAATGCTGCCCCTCGGTAGTTTATTTGACGGTGCGGGAACATTTCCGTTTGCTGCTCAACAATGCGGTGTCAAGGCAGTATGGGCAAGTGAAATCGAGTCGTTCCCCGTTGAAGTAACAAAGAAACGCTTCCCCGAAATGAAACATCTCGGAGACATAACCAAAGTAAACGGTGCCGAGATTGAGCCTGTCGATATTGTGACTTTCGGCTCACCGTGTCAAGACCTCTCGGTTGCAGGAAAGAGAGCTGGACTTGACGGAGAGCGTTCAGGTTTGTTCATGGAAGCAGTAAGAATCATTAAAGAAATGAGGTGTAAGACCAATGGGAGATACCCCTCAATCGCAATATGGGAAAATGTTCCCGGTGCATTTAGTTCCAATAAAGGAGAGGATTTTAGGACAGTCCTCGAAGAACTCTGCAAAATTAAAAGAAGTGATACCCTTATTCCTAAACCTCCGAAACGGGGAGGCAGGAACGCATGGAACGATGCAGGACTTATCGTGGGAGACGGGTTTTCAATCGCTTGGCGAGTCCTCGATGCACAGTTTTGGGGCGTACCCCAACGCCGTAGAAGAATCTTCCTTGTGGCAGATTTTAGAGGACAATGTGCCGGAAAAATACTCTTTGAGCGAGAAGGCTTGTCGAGGAGTTTTGCGGAGAGCCGAGAATCGTGGAAAGGTTTTACCCGCTCTCTTGCACATTGCTCTTCTTCAAAAGTGTGGGACTCCCGTGGAAATGGTAATGGTAACATTGCCCCCACAATCACAGGAGACCACAACAACCGAATAACAGACTACACCGCTCTATGCGTAAGAGAGCGTTGCGGTTGCGAGGGTGGCGGTAAAGGTGTTCTCATTCAAGAGAATAAATCCGGTACTATTTCTTGCAACAACGACCAATTTCTCGTTATCACGGACGCAGATTTGTACAATCAAGCACATTCAGGAAATATTGTAAACTGCCTTAATGTTGATGACATTGACGAAGCTCGTGCAAACGAGATAATCGTTATGGCTACACAACAAGGTGGCGCGGAAATAGGTCACGACCTTTGCCCGACAATTACGGCTGCGGCAGGGACGAGCGGAAACAATCAACCTGTTATCTGTTATGCGCTCGACCGTGCTTCATTTAATCAAGGTATCAATGCTCAATATGACATTGGGATTGATGATAGCGGTATAGCCCAAACGCTTGTAGCAAAGGGCCCGGGTGCGGTTTGTTCCATAGTTTGTCTTGGAAAAGTCGAAGTCGATTTACGCCGCCTGACTCCTACCGAATGTGGCAGACTGCAAGGTATGCCCGATTGGTGGTGCGAGGATATTCCTCACTCGGATAGTGCGGAATACAAAATGTGGGGAAACGGAATGGCTCTCCCCTGTGTTCTCTATGTTATGGAGAATGTTGTATCCGTTTTATCATTGAGGTTGCTTGACTCCCTGTTGGAGGTGAGCGGATGATACACATTTTCGACTATGAGGTTTTCGCTTTCGATTGGCTGCTCGTTGCAAAAGAAGTCGGTACGGATAATTACACGATTGTTCATAACGACAATGATATGGCAAAGGCGTTTATGGAGGAATACGAGCCTGTGCTTGGAGGTTTCAACAATAAGCATTACGATCAGTTCATCCATAAAGCCGTACTTGCAAATGCATCCCCACAGGAAGTAAAGAAACTCAACGATTTCATAATCGCAGAGGGGCGTAACGGTTGGGAATATCCACTTATGCGTGAGTCAAAGATTTTCTTCGACCAATTCGACCTTATGGACGATTGTCAAATGGGTTTGTCCCTTAAAGCAATCGAAGCTCATCTTGGGATGGATATTCGAGAAACAACCGTTGACTTCAACATTAACCGCCCTCTCACCGAAGAAGAATTGCAAGAGGTTATATTCTACTGCAAACACGATGTAGATGCAACCGAAAAGCTCTACTACCTACGAAAGAATTACCTCGACAACAAAATATTCCTCGGAAGAGCAAAGGGTATATCTGATAGCAAGGCAATGTATATGACGAACGCCAAACTGACAGCAGCATATCTCGATGCTCACAGGATAACTAACTATACAGACGAGCGAGAGTATGTATATCCGTCAAATATCTTATGGGAGTACATTCCTGATGATGTGGTCGCCTTCTTCGACCGGCTACACGACAAAACCATAAGCGATTATGAGGTTTTTTCAGGTAAGCTCAATTTCAGCATAGGAGATTGCCAATGCACGATTGGCTATGGTGGTATACACGGTGCTATCCCCACTTATCGAGAGAGAGCCACAAACAACCGCTCTATCCGAAATAGAGATGTAGCGAGCTACTACCCTCATCTGATGACACTCGACCACTATTGTTCCCGCAACATACCAAATCCACAAGTTTACGCCGATATGTTGGAGCAGCGCATACAGGCGAAGAGGTCGGGAGATAAAGCAAAGGCAAACGCTCTGAAACTCGTTGCTAATACTACATACGGTGGGATGCTCAATCAATACAACGAACTGTACGACCCACTTATGGGACGGTCGGTGTGCATAACCGGGCAGTTGCGCTTGTTGGAATTGGCTAATCATCTTGTGGCTAAGTGTAAGACTTTGAAAATCGTACAGTTGAATACGGACGGCATAATGGTCTCCCTCGACAACTGCGACCTTGAAATCTACAACACCATCTGTCAGGAATGGCAGGACAGAACGGGGTTTGAGTTGGAAGAGGACTGCATAGCCGAAATCGTGCAAAAGGATGTTAATAATTACATCGAAATTGCTATTGACGGTAGTACGAAAATCAAGGGCGGTCAGTTGGTGCGGGGTATCGCCCCAGCAGGAGCGTTCAATATCAACAACAATGCACCTATCGTTGCCAAAGCCTTGCTTGACTATTTCACAAAGGGCGTTCCCGTGAAAGACACAATTAACGGCTGCAATGACCTCCTATCATTTCAACTTGTGGCGAAAGCATCGAGTAAATATACCGCCGCCTATCATGTTGTGGACGGTGAGAAAGTTCAAGTACAAAAGTGCAACCGTGTTTATGCGGCAAAAGACAGAAAGTACGGAACTCTCCTCAAACGCCATGCGGAGAAAGGTAACGATGTCAAAATCGGAGGATTGCCGGAACACTGCATTATCGACAATAACAACGAGCAAAACATCAACTGTCTTGATCGAACATGGTACATCAAACTCGCAAGTCGATATATCAACGACTTTCTCGGCATTAAACCTCCGAAAAAGAACACTCGTAAGATAAACGCCCTTGCGAAAAAGGCACTTAAAATCTTGGAGGAGGTAAGTTAATGAAAGATTGGACAGGAAATAGCCGTTCCGCTCATGCCACCCTCGGCGCAAGAAATTACGCATTAGAGGAACGAGAAACGAATGACTATTATGCGACAGAGCCAAAAGCCCTTGAGCTTCTTTTGAAAGAAGAGTTCTCCGAAAACATTTGGGAATGTGCTTGCGGAGAGGGACACTTATCGAAGGTGTTAAAAAATCACGGACACAAAGTTTTTTCGACAGACCTGATAGACCGGGGCTATGGTTTAGGCGGTATAGACTTCCTGCAATGGGACAGTTCGTATGACGGGGATATAATCACAAACCCTCCATACAAATACGCCTTAGAGTTCGTTGAAAAGGCTCTCGAAGTTGTCACAGACGGGCACAAAGTCGCAATGTTCCTTAAACTGCAATTTCTCGAAAGTAAAACAAGAAGAGCGTTCTTTGAGAAAGCCCCTCCCCGAAAGGTCTATGTATCTTCAAGCCGATTGCGCTGTGCTATGAACGGAGACTTTGACAAATACTCAAAGTCAACCGCAGTCACATACGCTTGGTTTATATGGGAAAAGGGCAATACAGAAGCCCCTATTATCAAATGGTTTAATTAAATTGTAAAGGAGATATATTCATTATGCCTACAAAGAAACCCGCGGCAAACGAACAGACCACCATTGACACAACTGAAATGAATGTGTGGTCAAAGCTTCTCGCCGTGCGTAACGAGTTTTACGCCACAGGAGCAAAGAAAACAGGAAGAAATCTACATGCCGAATTTATGTATTTTGAGCTGAGTGACATTGTTCCTATTGCCGCCCCGATTTTCGCAAAATACAACCTGCTCCTTATGCCTACTTTTGAAAACGGCAACGCCGAAGCAGTCGTAATCAATACCGAAAAGCCGGACGAGCATATCAATTTCTCAATCCCGTTGCAGTTTATTGCAGAGCCGGCAAAATTCCGTATGAACGAGGTACAGGGTGTTGGAGCGGCAGTAACTTACTATCGCCGTTATCTGTATATGATTGTCCTCGACCTCGTGGAAGCCGACAGTTTTGACGGCGAAAGTAGCCCCGCAGAAACAGAAGATACTCCCACACCTAAAAAGAAACCCGCTACAACTGAGCAGCGACAGGAAATCAAAAAGACTCTTACGAACTCTGACGGCGAGGCGGATGACTTGCAAAAATCGGCATTGAAAGCAGCATTGAAAAAACTAAAAGAAATCGACCCCTCAAAAGAAGAGTTCATTCAGAAAATCGCTATTAAGACTGAGAAATTTACCTCGATTAAAAAAGCCGCCTGTGAGCAGTTGATTCTTACAGTAAATGAAATGATCGAGAACTACGGTGTTGAGAAGGAATAATTATGGAATGGCTTGATACAAAACAATTAAAAATCGTACCCCCAAAAAAGCCGAAGAAGATTACGGGTACTCGCTTTGCTGCTATTATGGGCAAGAACACATGGAACACCCCGTTCAAGACTTGGTGCGAAATCACCCGTACCTATGAAGAGCCTTTCGAGGACACGGTATACACCATTGCAGGTAAAATCATTGAGCCAAAACAGGCAGAGTATATGCGCCGTGCATATTTTATGACTGGGTTAAAAACCCCAACTGATATTTTCGGCGAGAACTACTTCAAACGCACCTTCGGCGACTTCTTCAAGGACGAGCCTATCTTTGGTGGTATGTGGGACTATCTGCTCTATGACGAAAGTGGGAAGCCTACTACCGTGCTTGAAATGAAAACAACCAAACGCTCTGAAGATTGGGAGAACGATATTCCCGAATACTACGCTTTACAGGCCGCGCTTTACGCCTATCTGCTCGGCGTTGACTCTGTAATGATGGTCGCATCGTTTCTTGAAGATAAGGACTATAAAGCCCCCGAAGCCTTTGTACCGTCCTCGAAGAACACTATCGTAATCCCATTCAAGGTCAGCGAGAGATACCCCGACTTCGACAAGCTCATTAAAAAAGCCAAAAAGTGGTGGAAGTCTTGCGTTGAGGGTGGTGTTTCCCCTACCTTTGACGAGAAGAAGGATGCAGACATCCTAAAAGTCCTCCGCACCAACACCCTTAACCCAGAAACAGACATCGGGAGTGTGATGGAAGAAGCAGAAGCCTTGCAGGAGGAAATTGAGCGAGTATCTGCTACGGTTGCCGACAAAGAAAAGCGGCTCAAAACGCTCAAAGACATTATCAAAGAACGGGCTATGAAGTCGTTTCGAGACGGCGATAAGAGCGTGGCTTTGAAAAGCAAGCGTTATGTATGGGCAGTTTCTCGTACTGAGAGAAAGGACATTGACAAAGATGCCCTGAAAGCGGACGGGTTGCTCGATAAGTATAGCACGAAGTCCGTAGTAACTTATAGGCTTACAAATAAGCCCGTTGAGGAGGAATGACAATGTATATCAATCCATTTGCGGCGGGAGTTCTCGCCACGCTCTTCACAGAGGTCATAATCATCTTTGGAGCGGCAATTTATTACACAATCAAAAAGAATAACGGAGGTAAAAGATAATGGGAAAAATAGCATTAAGTGAGGGATATACAGTCATCCCCGAAGGAACGCACATTTTTAAGATCGTAGGAGTCAACTACAAGGAAGCCTACGGCAAACTCGAAATCAAAATGAAAACTGCGAAAGGGCAAACGCATATTGAGCGTTTCTCCCTCATCAAGCAGGACGGCTCTTCCAATGAAGGCGCATTGAATGCTTTCTCCTACTTCGCAAGAACTGCGTTGCAGGACTATACTGCACAGGACATTGACCCCGAAGAACTTGTCGGTTTCTTCATCGAGTGTGATGTTGAACACGACATTCAGCCCTCGAACAAAAATCCAAACACAAATGTTACCTTTGTTCATCTGACTGACAAACGCCCTGCTGACGGATATACAGAGGAAGAGGTAAACGCCCCTGCCCCCGCTCCTAAGAAAGCAGCAACCGCTACTGCCGCAAAGAAAACCGAAGTAAAGTCCGGGGACATCGACCTCGATGAACTGCTTGGATAAGTAAAAGGTAAGCGAGTGGCGGTATCAGTACCGCCCTCGCTTTACCCGCTATGAAGGAGAACAAAAATGATAACTTACGAAGAACGAATCGAACTTTTTTCATCGTTTTTAGAACCCAATTTGTTAAAGGTAGATTTCATTACGCTACATCAATGGTGTATCGAAAACGAATTTTTCTTACAGGCTGCTTCAACAAAGTATCACGGCAATTACCCCGGAGGTCTGTTCGACCATTCCTACAATGTCGCTAAAGCTCTTGTAAGATTAACCGAAGCCAATAATTTGCAATGGGAACGCCCCGAAAGTCCGTATATTATAGGAATGTTTCACGATATTTGTAAGACTGATAACTATATGCAAGATGCCCACGGAAAATATGAATATAATACTGAAACTCTGCTCAAAGGTCACGGAGATAAATCGGTTATGATCCTTGCCTCCCTTACCTCTCTCACGGAAGAAGAAGTTATGTGTATTCGTTATCATATGGGAGCATTCACGGATAAAGAGGAATGGAACAACTACACACGAGCAATTCACAAATACCCTAATGTCCTCTGGACACACCACGCCGATATGATTGCAGCGCACATTATCGAAAGGTAGAAAGGAACGGTTATGCGATACGATACTATCCCTACTGAATTAGCAAAACTTCCTCAATGGGTTTGCGCTTGGAAAAATTCAAAAATACCGATGCAAGCCAAAGTCAAAAAGGGCGCATCTTCCGTTAGCCCTGATACTTGGTCTACCTATGAAGAAGCAAAAGCCGCCGTAGAGCAAGGTGTGTATGATTATCTCGGTTTTGTCTTTAATAATAACGGTATTATCGGGATTGATGTGGATTGCGGTTATGACGATGACGGTTTTCTCTCAGAGGTTAGTATTGACATTATGAGGGCTTGTCGCTCCTATACGGAGCAGTCCCGAAGCGGCAGAGGTATTCATATATACCTCAAAGGAGAACTGCCCTTCAAGGGAAAAAACAATCGTGCGGGAGTAGAGATTTATCGTAGTAGCCGCTTCTTCATCGTTACGGGTGAAAAACTAATTTACGACCACATAATCGAGAATCAAGAAGCAATTGATTATGTCGTAAAAAAGTATTTCCCCGAAGCAGAAAAAGAAAACACAGGTACCGGCTTAACAAATCGCATTTACTCTCCGTGCTACTCAAAGCCGGAGAAAGGTAAAATCTCTATTCAACCAACATACCCGCCCATACCGCAGGGTATGAGAAACCTTAGTTTAACCTCTCTCGCAGGGCAGTTACACAATCAGGGTTACAAAAAGCAGGAGATTTATAAAGAACTCCTCAAAGCCAATCAAGCGGCTTGCAAGCCCCCACTACCTGTCGGAGAAATACAAACGATAGTGAACTCGGTCACAAAGTATAGGAGGTAACATGACAATAGGAGTGACGGAACGGAATATTTTATTTACGACATCGGAATGAGAATGCTACAGCCAAAAGAATTATATGCAGCGCAAGGCTTTCCGAAAGATTATGTTATCGAAAAAGATTATCTCGGTAATACATATCCAAAATCAAAGCAGGTTGCCCGTTGCGGTAATGCTGTTCCACCGCCATTTGCAACAGCACTCGTGAGAGCAAATCTTCCTGAATACTGTGGTACGTATATACTAACAATGGCTGATTTAATGGAAAGGATGGCAATATGAAAGAAGTTTTAATTAGCATACAGCCGAAATGGTGTGAGCTGATAGCAAACGGAACAAAAACGGTAGAGGTTAGGAAAACGAGACCGACGATAGAAACGCCGTTTAAGTGCTATATTTACCAAACCGTTGACGGGCGAACAAATACTGTTGATATTCTTGAAAACAATCTCGGCAAGGTTATAGGAGAATTTGTGTGCGATAGAATCGACACAATCAGAAAACGAGGAATTGACGATAATTTCGATTATTGCTATTTGTCGCTTGATAAATGGGGAAATGATGATATTGAACCCGAAATAACCGCTGTAAAAAACTCTTGTGTTCTTAAAGAAGACCTCAACGATTACGGCAAAAACAGTCGTATGCTTTACGGCTGGCACATATCCGACCTAAAAATATATGATGAGCCGAAAGAGTTGAGCGAATTCAAAAAAATAAATCGGGAATGTTGGTATGCCGACTTAGGTCTCGCCAAAAGAGACTGTCTCGAATGCAAAAACGAAGAGTGTTACGTAAGCCGCCCACCGCAGAGCTGGTGCTATGTTGAGGGCACAATATATTGCAAAAATTGTAAATATATTTAATGTTTCGGAACGCTTCTCTACTGGAACGTCTCAAGGCTCGTATTGCCGAGAGTGCAATCAAGGTATCTACCGTCAAAGCTCCGCACACCTATATGAAAGCTGTCGGCACGAGGGAGCTTGAGAAGATTCTCGAGGAGGAATTTAAGCATGAGTGACAATGTTAGAGAAATGACTTTACAGGAGGAAATCGAAGCTCTACCTATTGATGAAAATATCAAAGATAGACTTCTTTGCAAGCTGAAAAGATATAACTATCTTGCAGAGGAAAATAGAGCTTTGATATCAGAACAGCGTGAGGAAATGTATTCAAGAATCGTTCCTCTCGAAGAAGCAAACGCCGCCTTACTGACCGCCTGTGAGGGGCTGTCCCGGGCGATGGTTGCACAACAAAAAGTCAAATAATCTAAATCGGATAAGTATTTATCAAAAAAAAAAAAGGAGTGATGATATGAGCGAAGTAATCGGAGATGACAAAGAGTTATTTCAGTTGAGCAACGGACGGTATATTATGTCAGAAGAACTCTCCGATAAGATGTTTTACATAAAACGCATTCAGCCGGAGTCCTATCAACCCAATAACACGGGTTACTCTTGGGACGAAAGCGGTATGGCAGAACTCTTCTCAGAGTGCTATAAGAATGATACCCGTTACTGTCCAGAAGCGAAGTCGTGGTTCACCTATGATAGTGGTGTATGGAAAAAAGATGTTGGCTCTCTGCTCGTGGCTGAGAAGATTAAGGAGTTCAGCCGCCTAATGGTGCTTTACTGCGGAGAAATAACAGACGAGGACAAGCGAAAGTCTTACTTTACTTTTATCAATAAAATGGGAGACCGCCGTTTCCGTGACCGTCTTATGAAAGATGCCGCAAGCGTATACCCCGTAAAGGCAGCGGAATTTGATGCAAACCCTAATCTTATCAACTGTCTTAACGGTACTTATGACCTTGAAAATATGTGCTTCCGTGAACACGATTGGCGGGACTTCCTTACTATGCAAACAAACTTTGAGTACACAATGCAGGAAGATGTACGGTGTGACCGTTGGGAGCATTTTATTGACGAGGTGACGAGCAACGACAAAGAGAAAGCCGACTACCTACAAAGAGCGTTAGGTTATTCAATGCTCGGTACCTCCAAAGAAGAGTGTATGTTTATCCTACATGGTAAGACCACCCGTAACGGTAAATCGACTTTGCTCGGCACAGTTCATCATTTGCTCGGTGATTATGCCGCCGTCAGTCCAGTATCCATTATTTGTAAAAGTGACCGTGCTAAAAACGCCGAAGCTGCTTCTCCCACGATTGCCGGACTAAAAGGCAAACGCTTTGTTACAATGGCTGAAAGCAACCAGTACGGCAGATTGGACGAGGAAACTATAAAGCAGTTAACAGGTGGCGAGGAAATTACAGCTCGTAATTTGTATGAATCACAAATGACCTATCTCCCACAATTCACAATGTGGCTTTCCTGTAATGACCTCCCGTCTGTGCAGGATAAGTCCCTGTTTGCTTCTGACCGTGTCAGAGTAATTGAGTTCAATCGGCATTTTTCGGAGGAAGAAAGAGACGAAAACCTGAAAGAAACTTTCCGTACGCCCGAAGCAATGATAGGCATTTTTACTTGGTTGCTCATCGGCTACTTTCGCTATAAGCGTTTCGGGTTGAAAATGTGTGAAAGTATGAAAAGAGTAATTAAACAGTATGAGAAAGACAACGACCTTGTATTACAATTCCTTGAAGAGAAATGCACAAAGGTTGAGGACGGCGGCACAAAGGCAAAGGCTCTTTATGACGCTTATAAGATATGGTGCAGGAGTAACGGGTACTTTACAATGAGTGCGAAAAAGTTTAATGCAAACTTGGAAACGCATCCCGAATGGCACAAAGGATTTGTTCGTGAAAATGATATTCTTATGTGTAAGGGCATAGGGCTGAAAGGAGTATAAAATGACCGTAAAAGACTTGATTAGTCTGTATTGCAAAGAGCGAGGAATTACACAAACCGCTCTTGCGCAACAGATTGAAGTTAGCAAGCAATCCCTTCATACTACCTTATTACGGGATAACGGAATGAGTATGAGATTAAGCACTTTTATAAAATGGCTTGATAAAATGGATTATCAGATAGTTATTGAGCCGATAAATGACGGTGAGGAAGTGCTTTTAGACGGTGAAGACGATAGTTTTCTCTTTGAGGAAGTATGAAAGTATATGTATTGTCTTACTATGTCTATAACTTTTTATAGTACGCGTGTATATATAGAGAAGTTATAAAACCTGTAAGACAATACGTTTACAAAAACGAAAGGAGTATTTTTATGAATAACAAAGAATTAGCGGAAGTGGGCAAACAGGTCACAAAACGGAAACGTCCAGACTTGTCGGATAAGCATAGTGTTCATACTGAGCCGGGAGATAATCGGAAGTACATTCTGCATTCGCTTCGTTTGTATGATCTTCCAAAGTGCAATCTCAAGAGTGTTGAGGATGTGACACAAAGGATAACAGATTATTTTACAATCTGTGCAGAGGACGATATGAAGCCCTCTGTTGCGGGATTGGCTCTTGCTATGGACATCACAAAGGAGTATCTGTGGGAAATCAGGGTAGGGCGAAAAGGCAAAAATCCTGATGTAGCTGATACGATAAAAAAAGCAATGCAATTACTCGATCTTCAAATGGTCGATTATATGCAGAATGGCAAGATTAACCCTGTGTCCGGCATCTTCCTGATGAAGAACAATTTCGGCTATGCCGATAAACAGGAAGTTGTGCTCACTCCCAATAATCCGCTTGGAGACACAAAGGATACAAAGGAACTCGAAGAGCAATATATAGACAGCGTGGTTGAAAATTGAAAAATTTGACCGAGGCAAAAATTTGACCGCTACCTTTTTAGGTGGCGGTTTTCCTTTTTTTGTACCCGTTCTTCTACCCTCTTGTTATTTATGGGTTGTCGACATTTTGTTTATTATGTCCTCTTGTTCTCTCTGCGGCTCTCTATTACGTTTTTATGCCCTATATAATGAAACTACATTACCGACAAATAAAAATTGATTGTAGAGCGTTACAGAGGGCATAAACTAAAAAGCAATAAAAAAAGAACCCCGAGAACGTGCCCCGGAGGTTCTTTTTTATGTCTTGTTGCTTAGAATGATGTATACCTTTTTGTAAATGCAATATCTCCGCGCCCTACTGGGTCATTTTCGCAAGCCTTGACGGCTTTGTCAAAGGTTGGAAATTCAAAACAACCGATTGAGCCTAACGATAAGCAATTTTTATATGCCTTGGCGCAAATAAATTTCCCATCTGCATTTATAAAAACTGCATAGTCTTTGTTAACTTTAATTGCAAAAAATTCAAATGGTTCGTCATTATAGATAAAATGTTCGTTAATTGCTATACTGTCAAAGTTAATATTTTTAGTTCCATCTTTTTTAAGCGTTTTCATTGCTTGTTTGCTCCCTTTCTTTATTTCGTGTGTGTCAAGTATATCATATTGAATTTACGGGGTCAAGCTTTACAGCTTTAACCCCGCAGCGCTCGCTACAATAGCGAACGGTAAAATTAAAAATAATATTAAAATCATTGGCGCGCCTCCTTTTTATTTAATTCTCTGTGTTTTCTAACTCATCGAACAGCGCGGCGAGTTCGTCGGACTGCTCTATACTGTCAATGTAGCGGCGATTTTCGCCCATTGCTTCAATCGCGTATTTGTCAAGATAACCCGTATAATCTTTATAATCGGCTGAAACAAAGTTACCGTATCCGTTATATGTGAAATAATCCCGGTTAGGGTTAAATTGTCCGTATTCCCTGTTGCCGCTTCCGTCTGTGGTGTATGTTTCTTCATCGTAACCATAATATGCCCGGCGTAATATCTCGCTTGGCTCTGTTCCTGTGTAAAGCTCGTCTAATTCATCCATTGTGTAATAGCGATTATCTCCCAAATAGCCGTTGTATGAGTCGAGCTCTTCTAATGCTTCATTGAAAATGTCTTCATTATCTTTGAAAAATGCTATAATATCGGCGGTGATTTCCTCGGCGGTGCGTTTGGCGGTCTCTTCCTTTTCGGTCTCCGGCTCATCAATTACGAGTGTAAAGCGATTGTTATATATAACTTTGTCACCGGGTTTTACTTCGCTATTGCTTACAGTTTTACACCCTCTCGGGCTGTCGTCTTTTACGCTCCATGTGCTTGTGGCTCTGATCTCGTTCATTGTGATTGTTTCTTTCATCGTTCTATATCCTCCTTGTAATTGTGCCGGGTGCGTGCTACAATAGAGGAGCAGCCGCCCGGCGTGGGTGTGTTGTGTGGGCGTTCCGCTTCTGCTTTGGATGGCTGTGCGGTGCGCCCTTTCTTATTACGGTTACTATTATATATTATTTGTTTAGGGTTGTCAAGTCTTTTTTCAAATATTTTTATTTATTTTATAACCCATAGCAAATAAAAAAATGTTTCCAGATAGCCTTTAGTTGGGGTATGCTCTAAATAAATAGTTTTGTAATCGTGCGGGGCGTGGTCTGTACCCGCGGGGGATTGTGGCGGGCGTTGTGGGCGGGGGTAGGTGGTTTTTCCACCGAGAAAAAATAAAAAGGCGTTTGTTTGGGAATTTTCAAACAAAACTATTGACAAACACTTTTATTTGTGATATTCTACACTCAGAAAAGGAGGATACCCAAAATGGCAAACAATATTTCTTTCGGCTATATCAGAGTATCATCAAAAGACCAAAACGAAGCGCGACAAATCGAAAAAATGCGTGAATTGGGAATTGACGAAAGACACATATTTATAGATAAGGAAAGTGGTAAAGATTTTGACCGTGAGCAGTATAAGGCTCTCGTAACAATGCTTCGTGACGGAGATGTTTTATATATTCCGAGCATTGACCGTCTTGGTAGAAACTACAACGAGATACTCACTCAATGGAGCGTTATCACTAAGGATAAAGGTGCAGACATTGTTGTTCTTGATATGCCGTTACTCGACACTCGCAACGACCGAGATTTAACGGGTACACTCATTTCCGATATTGTATTACAGTTGCTTTCATATGTGGCGCAAAAAGAGCGTGAGAATATTCGTATACGGCAAGCCGAAGGAATCGCCATTGCCAAAGCAAAGGGTGTCTATAAAGGACGAAAACCCATTGAGGTTGATAAAGATAAGTTTGAATTGGTCTATGGTGAGGTTTCTCGTGGAGAGAGGACGAACAAGTACGCTATGCAGAAGCTCGGCTTAAAGCCGAACACTTATTATCGCTTTGTTCACGAGTTCAAAACGCAAACAGGGTTGTGGAGTAAGTGATATGACAGACAAAGATCGTTTTTCAGAAGTTCCCCATTACGAACTTATAAGGGATAACGGACAGATTCATATTCCGTCCGTTTTTATGTTCAAAGGCGGTCACATCGAATTATTTTCTTTTCTCGCAGCTTGCCGTGGAAAGAATTGTACAGTTGTTTTTGATAACGAGGATATGACGATAGAGCCGACAGATGATGTTTTGAAAGATTTTCTATTGAGCATTTATGCCCATATTGCAGAGTCACCTAAGATAGCGAACGACTATATGCGTTATCTTTCTAATCTTGACAAAATGAATTGGGTTAAAGGAGTTCACGAACCCATTCTCACAAAGGAGGTATAGCAATGAGTAGACCTGTTTATTTTATTTTCGATGGTTGGTATTATAAAATAATAGGTACTATTTTGGCGTTTGTCGGCGTATTCGTCGTTATACCAATACTTACTATTCCACAGGAAAAGTCGGTTAAAGATCACAGGCAAGAGATTGCTTCTCGCATAGAACAAGGTGATATAGATTACGCTTTCGGGGACGTGTCAGAGCTTACTTCCCATTCTACAGCGTCCTCTCAGGGTAGAAAATATGAGGGGAAAATTGTTAGCTTTACTTGCCTTGTCGGGTACAGTAGCGATGACTTGGAAGGTCCTTATTCCGGTTTAGTGATAAAAAGTGAAGTGACAGGTGAGTATTTGGCAAAGTGTAAGCTAACTGCCCCTAACATAAAAGACAATATAAAAGCAACTGAATTGAAAAAAATGTTTAACGAGGGTGACAAAATCACCGTGATCGGCGAGGTTGATGGTGGTAGCTATGGAGATCTCATATTGAACAATTGTAAGTTCATTAAATGTAGCTAATTGAATAAGGCGTACACAAACGGGTGTGCGTAAACAGTCAACAGGGACTATCTCATTTGAGGTAGTCCCTTTAGTTTATTTATTTTTTGGAGGTAATAATGCGAAAAGTAAGTATTTTAGGAACAACGTACAGTGTGCATACGGGTGTCTCGTATCAAAAAGATGCCGCTCTTAAAGGTTTATTCGGATATTGTTCTCATATAGAGCGAAAAATCGTGGTGGGCGATTTGCTTACTTGCGATGGTTGGTCAAATGAACGAGAAGAAGACCTAAAAGCGCAAGAGCGGCTAACACTTCGTCACGAAATTATACACGCTTTTCTTAACGAGAGTGGATTAACTTCAAGCAGTAATGGGGTTGACTGTTGGGCAAGAAATGAAGAAATGGTTGACTGGATTGCTATTCAATATCCGAAGATTAAAAAGGTATTTCAGCAGTTAGGATGTGATGAATAATTATGAATAAGTTACTGATTTCAAAAATTTTTCAGAAAATAAAAAAGGCACCCACGGACATCACCGCCTATGAGGATTTGTTCTCACTTTGCCGAAACATTGAGCAGGAGGATTTTGCACTTGCACATTCAACCAATGAGGCATTGAGGAAGAGAATCTCGATAGCAATAAAGTACAGAAAAAATGTTGAGGGTTTCTTTGAACTGTACAAAAAGACATTGCTCTTTGATGCACCACACTTTTTTGACTCTTATCTCCTCTATCTTGAAATAAATCGTAAGTCGGAGGAACGGTTCTATCAACCCCGGCGTAGAGTTCTCAAACGAGTAGTCGATGCTTTGCAAAAACTTACCAATGACGAGTTGGACGAATTATTTATATCTATGCCCCCTCGTGTTGGCAAGACAACCATTTTGATGTTCTTTGTTACTTGGCTTATCGGCAGAAAGAGCGAAGCATCTAACCTGTATTCGGCGTATTCCGATACCATTACCAAAGCATTCTACAACGGCGTTTTGGAAATCATAAATGACCCTGTAACCTATCTGTGGCACGATGTTTTTCCGAATGCTAAGGTCGTTCAGACCAATTCGCAGGACGAGACAATTAACATTGACCGAAGAAAACGGTACCCCTCGCTGACTTGCCGTTCTCTATACGGAACATTAAACGGTGCTTGTGACTGCAACGGGTTTGAAATTTCCGATGACCTTATCGGCGGTATTGAGGAAGCACTTAATAAAGACCGCCTTATTTCTGCGTGGAGCAAAGTGGATAATAACCTGTTGCCCCGTGCAAAAGAAAAAGCCAAAATTCTTTGGTGCGGTACACGGTGGTCTATGGTTGACCCTGCCGGTCTGCGAATGGAACTTTTAGAAAATGACGAACGGTTTAAGAATCGTCGTTATGAGATAATCAACCTCTCGGCTCTTGATGAAGATGATGAGAGTCAGTTCAACTATGATTATTCCGTAGGCTTCTCTACTGAGTATTATCGTATGCGTCGCGCTTCATTCGAGCGTAATAACGATATGGCATCGTGGCAGGCTCAGTATATGGGAGAGCCTATAGAGCGAGACGGCGCGTTATTTTCGCCGGGAGAATTTCGTTACTATAACGGTGTTTTACCTGACGAAGAACCTGACAGGGTGTTTATGGCCGTAGACCCTGCTTTCGGTGGCGGTGACTTTGTAGCTTCTCCCGTGTGCTTTCAATATGGGGACGACATCTATGTACACGATGTTGTCTATGATAGCGGAGATAAGAGAATAACGCAGCCATTGTTGGCGCAGGCTGTTATCAAATACAACGTAGCGGCGATGCAGATTGAAGCGAACAAATCTACCGAGGCTTATAAGGACGGTGTGCAAGATGAGCTTAAAAAGCAAAACCGCAGAATAAACCTTACGACTAAAGCCGCTCCGTCCGATAAGGCTAAGTACCAACGTATATTTGATAAAGCTCCCGATATACGTGAGAATATGATTTTCAGAGAGTCCGGCAGACGTAGTAAGGCGTACAGTTTGTTTATGCAGAACGTTTTCTCTTACAAAATGTTCGCAAAGAACAAAAACGACGATGCACCTGACAGTCTTGCTATGGCTATGGATATGGTACGGGGTTCTACGAAGCGCACACAAGTGTTTAAGCGTCCATTTTAGCCTCGGCGTAATATTTTGTAATATTTCCTGAAATTTTAAAAATTTAATGTATAATTTACACAAAGAGGTATAAGGTGGTGCACGAAACGGATACTTTACTTGGTCGAAAAGTCATATATACAGACGAAGACGAAATAACGCAAGACAATGTTTTGGAGGTTCTGAATGACGCTATGCTCATTCATTCTGTAAACCGCTCCGAAATAGACTATCTGTATAAGTATTATCGTGGCGACCAGCCTATCCTCAATAGACAGAAAGATGTTCGTCCGGAGATATGTAACCGCATAGTAGAAAACAGAGCAAATGAGATTGTGTCTTTTAAAGTGGGTTATCTTATGGGTGAACCCGTTCAGTACGTAGGCCGCGGACGAGTAAACGCCGATGAGCTTAACACTCTGAATGACTTTGTTTTTGCAGAAGACAAGGCTGCTAAAGATAAAGAGCTCGCGGACTGGTTTACAATATGCGGGACATCTTACCGTATGATTTTGCCTGACCCCAAAGACGAAGCGGACGAATCACCCTTTGAAATTTACACCCTTGACCCACGCAATGCTTTTGTTGTATATCACAGCGGTTTAGGTAACAAGCCGATGATGGGTGTTAAGTATGTTATCAAGAAAAACGGAAGCATTGTATTTTCGATTTATACCAAAAATCAGTATTTCGAGGTATCACAGCCCGGAGTATTCAGTCAGAATAGCAGTAATAATTATAAAACGATAACGAGGGCGGAAAATCACACTCTCGGTGATATTCCGATTATAGAATACCCCGCTAATTCTTTTAGACTCGGCGCTTTTGAAATTGTACTTCCCCTACTGGACGCAATGAATGTTATAGCTTCAAATCGTATTGACGGTGTTGAACAGTTTATACAGGCGTTACTGGTATTAAAAGGTATTGACCTTGAGGCTCCTGAGTTTAAAGAGCTGCGCGAGAACGGTGGGCTCGCCTGCCCTCCTGATGGTGACGCTTATTATCTTACACAAGAGCTTAATCAAACGCAGACACAGACTCTTGTAGATTATATGTATCAAACCGTACTTACAATATGCGGTATGCCTAACCGCAACGGTGGCAGCTCAACAAGCGATACCGGCTCAGCGGTTATAATGCGCGACGGTTGGCAAGCTGCCGAAGCAAGAGCTAAAGATACAGAGCTGATGTTCACGATGTCCGAAAAGCGGTTCTTGCGCCTCGCTATTCGTATATCAAACACCACTCGTGATATGAATTTGAAATTGTATTCCATTCAAATACGATTTACAAGGCGTAATTATGAGAACATACAGGAGAAGTCTCAGGTATTAACTACTATGCTTGCCAATGATAAGATTCATCCGAAATTGGCTTTTGAGCATAGCGGTATGTTTATTGACCCTGACCTTGCATACACGATAAGTGCCGAGTACGCCGAGGCAAACAAAGCCAAACAATTACAAGAGCTTGAAAAAGCTACGGAGTATGAAACGGCAAAGGCTAAGTCTGCTGCCGTTACTGAGCAGAGCAATCAATCGCCCGACGACACATCAGCCACTTAACGCGAGGTATTAAGTATGTACGAACTGACCGATATAGTTATCGAAAACATTCGGAAAGAGTTAATACGCGATTTCTCAAAGCTTAAAAGCTTGCTCTCTTATGATGAGTTAAATGTGATGTCTGCTACTAAAGCTGTTTATTCTAAGATAGACCTTTATGTAAGACAGATGTTTTTAGAGTTAATGCAAGCGGTGTACAAAAAGGTAACCAAAAGAACCTGCCCGTATAACTACGCGTGGCTTGAGAGCTTTCTTCTTGAATATGACGAAGTAAGTAAATATGTTTATGCTAATGAATTTGAGAGAAAAAGAGACCGATTAGCTGAGGCTCTCATAGCCAGCAGTAAAAAGAATGAGGAAATAGACGCTGCTTTACGTTATTTGTCTTTTATGCTGACGGCGTATGCTGTTAGAGTTACGGATCAGGTAGTTTTGATGGCCTATCGAGACATAGGTATAGGCGCAGTCAGATGGAAAGCCGAAAAGGACAATAAGACTTGTGCCCTTTGTAAACATCGCAATGGACATATTTATGATATTGAACAAGTACCCCCTAAACCGCATTTAAATTGTCGTTGTGAGTACGAGGAGGTTTGATATGAAGTTACCCCCGGAAGCTACCGAAGAAATCGAAAAAATATTAAAAAAAGGTAATACAGTAGAGTTAAAAAAAGAAAAAGGTTACATTGTTATCGTGGAGATACAACGTAAAGCCAAACACAAGTCAATATTGTAGATACGCATAAACGGTTGCGTAGGAACAGTCAACAGGGACTATGAGAATATCTCATAGTCCTTTTTTTTATTTCACAAGAGGGAACTTGTAAAAACGCAATTGGGAGAAAACCCAACTCAAAAACGGAATTTAGAAATGCAGTGAAGCATTACAAAAACGCAGGAGGATTAAAATGCCAAAAATCGAAACAGGAAACATTGAAGGCTACGAGAGTATGACTGTGGAACAAAAGTTGTCAGCCTTGGAAAATTATGAGCTTCCTGATAATAAGTCAGAGCTTGAGAGGTACAAGAATGCTGTCAGCAAAGCCAATTCAGAAGCCGCAAGCTGGAAGAAAAAGTTTCAGACTCAGCTCTCAGACGACGAAAGAAGCAAACAGGAACGAGAGGACGAATTAACAACGTTGCGCTCGAAAGTGGAGGAAATGGAGAAAGAAAAGCTTGTGACAGGGCATACCGCCCGCTTCCTCGCTTTAGGGTATGAAGAAGCGTTAGCTAAGGAGACCGCTCAGGCTCTCGCCAACGGTGAGACTGATAAGGTTTTTGCAAATCAAAAAAAGTTCCTTGAAACGCACGATAAAGCATACAAAGCTTCGCTAATGAAAGAAACCCCCACACCCCCTCCCGGACAGAGCGGAGAACAGAAAAAGGATTACACCGCAATGATTGAAGATGCTCAATCTCGTGGGGATTTCGGTGCGGCTGCTTATTATATGCGTCTCCGGGAACAAGAAAAAACTAATTAAAGGAGAACGTTAAAAATGGCAGACACTATTGCTACAAGTTTCGGGGTGTTGAATTACTCCGGAATGTTATTCAACAAAGGTAATACAAGAACACCTTTGTCATCGCTTATCGGCGGAAAGATGAAAACTACCAACAGCACTGAGTTTGTTGTAGGTCAGAACTACGAAACTGCGGGCGGCACACAGCCGGAAATAAGCGAAACCGCGTCGCTTACTGCTCCCGATGCAAGCGTCGTAACACGTACACAGATGACTAACGTCACACAGATTTTTCAGGAGACGGTAGGCATATCTTACGCTAAGCAGTCCAATATGGGAACTCTTGCAGGTGCTAATATCGCTAATCAGGTTGCAAACCCCATTAACGAGCTTGACTTTCAGGTGGCTGCAAAGATGCAGAAAATAGCGCGTGACCTTGAGTATACATTCATCAACGGTGAATACAGTAAGGCCACATCCGACGCGACGTTTAATAAGACAAGAGGTCTCGTTACCGCTACAACCACTAACGTTAAGGCAATGGCCAAAAAGCCACTCGGTCTGTGGGATGTTGCCGATATGGTTAAGAAAGTATACGAGAGCAATGCTCCTACTACAGGACTTTGTCTCTGGTGTGACGCTGTAACGATGTTCCAGATTAACGCTGACGCGGTACAGAACGGACTTACTGTCGTTCCTGCGGCGCGTGAAGTTAACGGTATATCTCTTTCAAGCGTTTTAACACCCATCGGCGTTGTGTATCTCTACCTCGGTGAGTGTTTACCGGCAGGTACTGCTCTTCTTCTTGACCTTGATGTATTAGCACCTGTCGGACAACCCGTTCCGGATAAGGGCAATTTCTTCCTTGAACCTCTCTCAAAGGTTGGCGCAGGCGAGAAATATCAGATATTCGGTCAGATGGGTCTTGACCACGGCCCGGAGTGGTATCACGGTAAATTTACGGGTATTTCTACCACGTTTGAGGCACCGAAATACAGCCGTAGCGTTTATGTTGCCGGTGGTTCTATTAACACCACTACTTCCGCTGTTGGCGGTTAATAATCAAAGGAGGCAGACAAATGACCGAAGAACAGAAACTCTCGCTGTTAAAAGCAATGATAGATACAGACGAAGAGGATGTGTCTGACGAGACTTTGTCTGCCTATCTGTATTTAGCCGGGCGCAAAATTATGGAGAAACGCTATCCGTTTCACACCGATAAAACAGAAGTGCCCGAGAAATATCAGGCATTACAAGTGGAAATAGCGTGTTATCTCATTAACAAACGCGGTGCAGAGGGCGAGACAACTCATAGCGAAAACGGTATCTCTCGATCATATGAAAGTGCGAGCGTACCGAACAGTATGTTAGACGGTGTTATTCCTGTCGCAAAGCCTTTTAGTTTCGGCGGTGATAGCGTATGAAATCACTCCAAAGAAACAAACGGGCATTTTACTATTCCAATTACGCAGGTAAAAAGCCGGTGGTGGACGACAGCGGATATGAGACGGGAGAATATGAAATCATATATACCCCTCCGCTGCGCGCCAAAGCAAACATTTCCGCTGCGCAGGGTGAAACACAGATTGAACAATTTGGCACATCTATAACGTATGACCGTGTCATTGTTACAACAGAGCGATTACCTATCGATGAAAATTCCATCTTATGGGTCGATGTTTTACCCGATTTTGAGAATAGAGCACTCAAAACCGAAAGAGGCAAGCTAATAGACAGCGAGAACGGTGAAGTGCTGTTAACAGAAGGCGCAAAAATTCCCGGAAATTACGATTACATCGTTAAAAAAGTAGCCCCTTCTTTAAACAGTATGTCTATAGCTATCAGCAAGGTGGACGTGTCGTAATGGTTATTAAGGTAATAGGGACTGACAGTTTAATCAACAAACTAAAAGCCTATCAAAAATCTCTCGAAGAAAAGCAACATCGCCTTTTAAACGAGCTTTTCAAGATAGGCATTGACGTTGCGAGCGTCAAATTTCAAACAGCACAGTACGACGGTGATAACGATGTGGTTGTTAATCGCCAACCGGAATGGGTCGGAGATAACAAACTGTTTCTGACGGCGACCGGCAAAACCATTACTTTTATAGAGTTCGGTACGGGCGTACATTACGCAGAGCAGCATCCGAAGGCTGCCGAACTCGGCGCTGTCAGAGGAGAATACGGGCAGGGTAAAGGCTCCAGCGATACGTGGGGATATTATGGCTCTCCCGGCACAAACGGGCGTGAGAGGAAAGACACAGACAAAGGGACGTTAGTTCTTACTCACGGTAATCCCCCCGCTCGTGCGATGTACGACTCCGCTAAAGAAATGCGTAATCGAATTGTAGATAAGGCACGGGAGGTGTTTGGAAAGTGATAGACATCGAGAATGAAGTTTTCACAAATGTTAAAACCGCGTTGACAGAACAGTTTCCGAACATCTCTGTGGAAAGTGTTACAAACTACAGCCCCTCCAAATTTCCGTTTGTGTGTATTGAAGAGACAGACAACTATTCGTATGTTTCTACAAGAGACACAGGCAGTAATGAGAACCACGCTGTTGTAGTGTTTGAAGTTAACGCTTATTCAAATAAAGCGGCAAGAAGAAAAAGCGAGTGCAAAGCTATCATAGCAGATGTAGACAAAGTAATGCTCGGGTTAGGATTCACTCGAAACACGAAAACCCCAATCAATTTAGACGATGCCACCAAATACCGTATTTTTGCACGATACACAGCGGTGGTGTCAAAAACCGATACAATTTATAGGAGGTAAAATAAATGGCTATCTCAACGTATAAGGTCTTCCTTATGAAGAAAGGAACTACCGGAGATACATACGAAAAACTTATTGATATTAAAGAGTTCCCCGACCTCGGCGGTGCTCCGGAAATGCTCGAAACAACGACCTGCTCCGACCCCGCACAGACATACATTAAAGGTATTCAGTCGCAGGATGCACTTGAATTTACCGCTAATTACACTAAGGAGGATTACGACAAACTCTCTAAGTTAAGCGGTGTTGAGACTGACTACTCCGTGTGGTTTGGTGGAACAGAAACGGCAGGTAAAGCCACCCCCACCGGCTCAGACGGTAAGTACGATTTCAAGGGTGATTTGTCTGTATATATCACCGGTGGCGGTACTAACGAAGTCGTAAGTATGACGGTTTCTATAGCTCCGTCAACCGTAATAAGTCCTAACGCAGCAGGTTGATGTGAGGAGGAGACATAATGGCAAAACAGTTATGTATTAAATACAACGACAAGGAGTATACGTTGGAATATACTCGCAAATCTATTGAGCTGATGGAGAGGAGAGGTTTCAAAATATCTGATATTCAAGATAAACCCGTAACCACTCTTCCTGCATTGTTCGCGGGAGCATTTCTCGCACACCACAAATTTGTAAAACCCGAAGTCATCAATGAGATATTCACGAAGTTGACAAACAAGGACGAGCTTATTAATAAACTCGCTGAAATGTACAACGAGCCTATCATTGCTATGTTAGGCGATACGGAAGACTCCGAGGGAAACTTGAACTGGGAGCCGAGCTGGTAAGTAGCCCGTCTCCCAATAAGGGGGGCGAGTCTGAAAACGACTCCGCTCCCCTTGTTTCATATACGGAGCAGTTTTATCTTTACTTACCGTTCTATCTGTCAATAGGGATGACCTATGACCAGTATTGGAATGAAGATTGCTGCTTAGTTAAATATTATCGTGAAGCCTTTAAACTACAGAGAGATAGGAACAATGAGCAGTTATGGCTACAAGGTATGTACATATACGAAGCTTTTTGTGACGTATCGCCCATACTTAATGCTTTTGCAAAAAAAGGTACAAAGCCTCTCCCCTACCCTACACAGCCGTATGCAATAACCAAAGAGGAAGCCGAGCGTAGACGTGTAGAAAAGGAAAAAGCAGAGTACGAAAAGATGAAAGCAAAAACAGCCGCTTTTGCGAGTATGTTTAATGCTTCTTTAGACGCTCAAAGAAGGGAGGTTGAAAACGGTGAATGATAATGTTATTGATACTCTAACTATTAAAGTGGAGGCTGACACTAAAACAGCCACCAACGGTTTAACCGATTTACAGAAGACTCTTTCAAAATTTCAAGGCGTGTCTAAGACTTGCTCAACCTCTACCAACACGATAAGTTCGAGTTTCTCAAATCTTAAAGGTAAGTTGCATAGTACAACAGCGTCTTTTCGCAAAATAGTAAAAGTGTTTGGCGGCTGGTTTAATGAGAATAACGACTACGTCGAAGCACTCAACCTTTTCAGGGTTGCTATGAACGGTTGCTCTGACGCTGCTGAAACATACGCAAAAAGTGTGTCGGATATTATGGGTATCGATGTAAAGGAATGGATGACATATCAAGGCGCATTTTACCAATTAGCCGACGGGTACGGTCTTGCTTCCGATGCTTCCGAAAGAATGAGCAAAAATTTAACACAGTTAGCGTTCGACTTATCGTCTCTTTGGAATGTCGACGCGGAGACCGCCTTTCAGAAACTCCAAAGTGGTATGTCAGGACAAATTAAGGGGCTTAAAGTATGGGGTATTAACGTATCTGTTGCTCAGTTAAAAGAAACGGCTCTTGCTCACGGTATAGACCTCGCTACGTCAAAGATGACCGAAGCTCAAAAGGCAACGCTAAGATATATAACGATTATGGAGCAAACGTCAAAGGCTCAGGGAGATATGGCGAGAACTATAGCCACCCCTGCTAACGCTCTGAGAATTTTAAACGCTCAGTGGACGCAGGCGAAACGAGCAATGGGACAAGTTGTGAGTTTGGTTGCCGTTGAGGTTATTCCTTGGTTTCAGGCTCTTGTTCAAATTATCAGAGAGGTGGCGGAGGCTTTTGCTACTGTTAAAGGGTATGACGTACCTAAAGCGGATCTCAATGATGTTTCAAACACAACGATAGACCCCAAACCTTTTGATAGAGTTTCTGACAGTTTGGGGAAAGCAACCGAAAGTGCCAAAGAATTAAAAAAGACCATATTAGGTATCGACGAAATTAACGCTCTCACCGATAATTCGGTATCTTCTCCCACGGCAGGCACAACCGGAGCAGGTAACGGTTACGCCTCCGATTTCGGGCTTGATTTAGGGAAATACGACTACGACTTTTTATCAGGTCTTGACAGTACCGACCTTGATGACAAAAAGAAAAAGCTCAAGGAAATATTGTCTTATGTAACGGCGATAAGTGCCGGTTTTGCCGCTATGGCAATATCTAAAAAACTAATAGATGGTATCAGTTGGCTTCAAAAAGCTTTAGGCGGTGTCAAAAGTCTTTCCTTGAATTGGTCGATTTTTGGAGCAGCAGCTTTCTTTTCTGACTTGGATAAGTTGAGACAGTACATTAAGGACATAGAGGATAACGGGGCTAACTGGTCTAATGTGTCAGGTGTGCTCGGCGAGTTTGCAGGTTCCATAGGTGATGTGCTTTTAGTGCTCGGTAAAACTGAGATAGCCGCTCCGCTTAAAGCGGTTCAAGGTATAACCGAAATTATTAACGGTGTAAAAGGTTTATCCGACGGAGATACCGAAAACGACATTGACAGTGCGTGTACTGCTATACGCGGCTTAGGTGATGTCGGTATCGCTATAGGAGCCGCAACTAAAAATATGACTTTGGCAGGAGCAAGCGGTGCTCTTGTAGGCCTTACCGGCATTATCTCAGAGTTAAGTGAGAATTGGGAGGCAATTAAGTCCGGCGATTGGAGCGGCGTAGATAAGGTTTCTCTCGCAACAAATGCCGTGTATGTGTTAGCAGGTTTAGCAACCGCTCTCGGCGCGTTCAATAAGGCGAAAGATGCAACCGACTTAACTAAAACAACAGAGAAACTTGATGAAGTTAAATCTGCCACCGAGTCTGTTAGCACTTCAACGTCCGCGTTGACCTCTAAACTGACTAACCTTGTTAAGAACCTCGGCTTGGGTTTGGTAGTGATAGCAGAAGTAGCAGTAGCAGCAGGGCTAATTGTCGGTGCTATATGGGGCTTAGGGCTTATGTTACAGCAAGTCGGTGAGGCGTGGCAGCCCGTACTTGACAACGGCGAAACGGTCTTAACTGCGTTAGGGCTCGGCACGGCTCTATTGTTAGTAGTAGGAGTTGCAGTAGCAGCTCTCGGAAATACTGGGCTCGGAGGAGTGGCTACTTTAGGCGTAGGACTGTTAGCTCTTTTGGAACTCGACGCCGCTGTTTTGTTATTTGTCGCCGCTATTTGGGCGGTAGGTTATGGCCTCAACCAAATAGGGATAGTGTGGCAACCCGTTCTTGACAACGGCGAAACGGTTACCGCGGCTCTTGAGAGAGGTACTCTTTTATTGTTGGCCGTAGGTGTTGCAACGGCAGCTCTCGGAGCAATAACGGTAGCCTCAGCCGGTGCGCTTCCCGTCGCGGTAGGTCTCGGTACCGCTATGTTGGTGTTACTCGCTGCTGCATTTGTTGATTTTATCGCCAGTTTGGTTGTTGTTGCAGACCAAATAAGCGTTGAACTGTACCCTGCATTTGAGCGAGTTAACAGCGTATTGCCGAGTCTTACTACCGATATGAGCAATTTTAAAGACTTTATGGGTCAGTTTGCATCAATGGCAGCATCTTATGCCGCCGATAGTGCCATAGCGGGACTTAGCAATGTTGTGGGCAACATTGTCAACTTATTCACGGGTGATCCTATACAGAGGTTTGCTGATAACGCCGACAAGCAGTATACACAGGCATCTAATTTGAACAAAAAGCTTCAGCTTGCTAATCCCGAATTAACCACAGCCATAGCTCTTCTTACTGCTTATAACAACTTGTTCTCAAGACTTGAAGCGTTAACGGGTCAAAATTCAAACATACAGTTGGCACAAGGCGTGTATGCGAACCTTAAAGAGGTCGGTAAAAAGCTTGTGACAGGTCTTGTGGACGGTATTAAGGGCGAAATGAGTTCTCTTAGTAATACGATGAGACGCCTCTTGAGCGATAATGTTTCGTCACGTGATGCTTCATCTCTCGGTAAAGATTACGGCAGGGAGTTCGCCAGAGGTATATCAAGCGGCTTCAAGGGTGCGTCTTTCCCAACACTCCACGGTAACGTTGATGTATCTGCAAGCGGATATGTCAGTCTTTCCCTTAAAGCGTATGCAAAGGGTGGTTTTGTTGATAACGGTCAGATGTTCATAGCTCGTGAAGCCGGGCCGGAAATGGTCGGTACGATAGGCAATAAGACATCCGTCGCAAACAATGAACAGATTGTCAGCGGTATCGCACAAGGCGTTTCTGACGCTAACAGCGAGCAGAACGCGCTTCTTCGTGAACAGAACAACTTACTCAGACGCTTACTCGAAAAAGACCAAACCGTAAGGGCTGTTATTACAGCAGGCGATGTTGTTGACGGTCTGAACCGTAAGAACCGTCGAGACGGTAAAGTTACCGTCCCTGTAGGATAAGGAGGTACAACGTATGGAATTTAACCCTATTAAAAGTGTAGACGGAAAAACTTGTCGTTGCCCCTCCTCTTATCAATGGAAGCTGGCTGACGTGTCAGCTTCCGACGCAGGGCGAACAGAAGATACGGTAATGCACAAGAATCGTATAGGACAAACCGTAGGAATAGAGCTGTCGTGGAATAACATATCGACACAAGAAGTTTCTGCCATACTCAAGATGTTTAACCCCGAATACATTACCGTATGTTATCTGGACGCAATGGAGGGTGACTACATAACTAAAGTGTTTTACGTCGGAGACCGTACCGCGCCGCTATATAACACCCGTTTGGGGCTTTGGCAGAACGTATCTTTTAATTTAGTTGCGAGGAAGGGATGAGAGAGGATGTATAAGGTTTCGCAAGAGGTTATTCAACTTTTCAACAGCGGAAAAAGGCAAACTGTCGATATACAAGTAAAGCCAATCAGCGGTGAATCTTTTACCCTCTCGTCCTCCGACATCACGAATGGCGGGTTTTCGGTAGATAGGTACTCTGTTACAGGAGATAAGATTGAAATAGGCTCTGTAGTCTCGGCAGAGTGCGACATTACGCTCGAAAACAAAGACGGTCGATTTGACAACGTGGTCTTTGAGGGAGCGGAGCTTGTTATCAAGATTGGAATTAAGGATTGGGACGATAGCGCAGCGGATATGCACTATGTGCCTTTAGGTGTGTTTATAGTAGACGCACCTCCCCGAGCCTTGAACACTATATCTATAACGAGCCTTGACAGAATGGCGCACTTTGACCGAACCATATCTGACGCAGATTTAGCAGAGCTGTTTTACAATGCTCCCACCATAGCGGAGCTTCTTGTCAGGTTATGCAACAGATGCGCGGTATCTTTAAGTACTACTCCGAGCACTCTGCTAAACTCCGATTATATAGTTACAGAGAAGCCTACTGATGAGAACTTGACATATCGACAGATATTAAAGTGGATATGCGAAATTACAGGTACTTGCGGTTATATGGACTGGGACGGTAAGCTCCGGCTTGAGTGGTACAACACTCAATCCGACATAATTATAACCCCCTCTATACGTTACAGTAGTGACGTAGCAGAGAATGATATAACTCTGTCGGGCATTGAAGTTGACGTAACCGACAACGAGGTATACAAAACGTCACCTTTTACAGATGATTACGCCATAGCTATATCCGATAACAGTCTCATCTCGAACGGTGAGTCGGTCGCAAGCGGTCTGTCACAGCGAGTAGGTCTTACCTATCGCCCTTTTTCAGCCAAAATAAAATCCGCTCCATATTTGTACCCTATGGACGTCGTTGCTTTTCAAATCAAAGTACCGGACGGAGACACCATAGACACAGAGTCTGACGCGGTTCTGACGACCGAGGACGGAGTTAAGCTAACCACCGAGGATTACAGCGAGAGCAAGAGCGTAACTACTATATTAACTAATGTTAATTATACGCTGAACGGTGCTACCGATATATCTGCTAAAGGGGAAACACAGGCACGTGGTGGCTACGCCGCTCAAGGTAGCCTTACGTCTCAACAGAAACTAATAATCAAGAAACAGCAGAAACAGTTAGATAAAACCGTTTATGACTTATCTGCACAGGAAAAAGCTACGGATTACCTCAACAACGCCGCTGCAATGTCGTTAGGTTTGTTTCACACGGAAGTGACAGATGGTACAGGCGCAATAACGTACTATTGGCACGACGCTTCAACTCTTGAAGAGTCACAGTACATATGTATGAGGAACGCAGCAGGCTCTTTCACAACGTATAGCGGATGGAACAACGGTTCGCCCGTATGGGACTCCGGGACAGACAAGTACGGTAACGCTCTATTCTCTCTGTTAGATACAATAGGTATTCAAGCTGAATGGATAAGAGCGGAGAGTATTACTACAGACAAGATGTCTATAGGTCAGCCGGAACGCGGAACTAACCTTGTATTAGACTCGTCTTTTGAGGCTAACGCGTTGTACTACGATGCTACTCTTAACGAGTCGGGAGAAGCTGTAGACTATGAACATAACGCATATTGGAACTTTGCAAAGTGTGGATTAGGTGATAACTACGACCCCGTCCCGTTCGCCGGAGTAGACGGACATTCGGGGGAAGCCCCTCGCGAGGGTGCTGGATTTGACAACGGCAAAGCCCACATTGATACCTTTTTAGGCAAAAAAAGCGAGTTAAGTGCTGTGAGTGACAGCGCGTTCGGATATTCAACCCGTAGTCCTTTTCCGATAAACGTTACAACACATTGTCTATCGTTTTATTATCGTATCAAGACTCACAAAACGGGTACTATATCGTCCTCAGCCACAGCTACCGGACAAATTCTTGTCAAACTGCAATGGCTAAATGAGCAAAAGCAGGTGCTGAGCACGTCTTTATACCCCGTGACTTATACGGATAGCAATAATATCTTGTGGCAGAGAGTACACACCACAATTACCCCTCCGAATAGCACGGCTTACTGTAATCTGTTAATAGCCGCGCATTGTGACAGTATTACCTCTACTGACGATAGTATAGCTTATTTCGATTTGGACGGCATACTTTTTGAGGAGGGGTTAACACTTAACAATTGGACGTGTGCTCCCTCTGAGGTCTCGCGTAACGGCGTATTGATAGACAGTAAAGGTCTTAACGTTTCAGACGGTAAAATTAAAGTAACTGACAGCGGTAAACGAGATGTACTATATACGGATGGTAATCAGATACTCCAACACAACGGCGGCGTGACAGTCGAAAAGTACAACCCTACACCTGATGAAGAGACAGGGAAAAAGGATGTAGCGTTGAGGATGTCTCTTAATCCTATCCAATTTAGCGATAGCGGGCAAAGAGGTAGTGTATTAGGTGCAACGTTCGAGAGTTTTGATGAAAACGGAAGCGTAACGAACCTTGGGTACATAGGCGTTAATAGCCCGGTAGATAATTCGTCGGGGAGCTACAACGCTCATCCCGACGCTGATAAATACCGTCCAATCACGTTTGAAGCCCCTAACGGGTTTGTTTTTGGAGATGGCAGCACCAAAGGTAACCCCATAATGACTGCGCCCACTATTCTCACATACGGAGAAAATGCCAACGAGCTCATCGTGCCCGGTTATTATCATATGGAGAGCAACGTTGTTGCAGGCAGTATCTCTAATTTACCGGAGCTGAATGATGGCACTAAATATAATACAGCAGGGATTATCCGAGTAGAGGAAATAGGCCACACAAAATGGTTGGTGCAAACGTATTTTCCACAGATTACGAACACAGGGCGCGTGTTTATGCGCAGTGCTTCTTATGACGGCGGGGTTTATACGTGGGGCATATGGCATCAGTTTTGCGCCGGGGAAGATGAATCTCCGATTATTAATGCTAAGCAGATTACCGCAGATGGCGGCTATATCTCGGGCAACCTTATAATAGGCGGAACTTGCACGGCCGCGGCGTGGCAGACCACATCAGACCGAGACAAAAAGAAAGATATACGTTCCGTTGATGAGATAAGTGCTGTTGCCAAGATTAACCGATTACACTTCTATAACTACTCGATGAAAGATAATGACACTCACATTCCGTTGGGTATTATGGCTGACGAAGCACCGAACGAGATATTAGGTGCTGACGGGAAGTCTATAAACTTATACTCTTATATTTCACTCTGCGCTAAAGCCGTACAGGAACTGTCGGACGAAGTCGCTAATCTAAAGAGAGAAATAAAAAAATTAAAAGGAGACGATAAAAATGGCTAAGATTTCGGAGCTCCCTAATAGCGCCACCCCATTAACGGGAGAAGAAACTTTTCCGATTGTGCAGCTTGGGGTTACAAAAAAAGCCAGAGTCGGCGACATTAAAATGACCGTTGACACCGAAATGTCAGACACAAGTAATAACCCGGTGCAGAACAAGGTAGTTAAGGCTTATGCAGACGGCTTGGCAAAGTACAGAGTTATAAGCGATGTGACTATAACTGAAGATATTGGCACCTATTCAATATCACAAGATAGCAACGGCAAAGAGTTTGATTTGCGAAAAATGTTTTTCTTGTTTATCGGTAAATTTGACGCAGCTTTGAGTAATAGAGCGTTGTCGTTACGAACTAACGGAGGCTATCAGTACCTTGCATATAGGGGTTACACACTCGCTGAAAATCACGAGTGCGCTTTTTGGCTCGAAGCCGAAAATTTCTTGAGAACGGATGAAAATAGCGGAATTAAGAGCACATATCCGGCTACATTACTTCAACAATTCACAAATGGACTTGCTCAAGGGTTGAGCGGTAATAACGTCGCGGTTAATTCTGACATTTCATTTCAGAAAAGACACCCAAATTATCCGCACCCGATGAGCGAAATTAGATTCGGCGTCCACAGCGGAACCATAAAAATGAAATCGGGAAGTCGATTTATTCTTCTCGGCATTGATTATTGAAAGGAGGACTGAATTATGCGTATGTATGACAACGGCATATACAGAGATATGACCAAGGAAGAAGAAGCCGCTGTAAAGGCGGTCACAGAGCAGGAAGAAACAGCAAACAAGGACGGCTTAACCTCTCTTGCCGAGGGATTAAGCACGGCGACATCACTCGCACAGGTGCGGTCGGCGGCTAAGTCCATTCTTGCAGAAGAAAGCGAGGGAGCAAATGAGTGACGCTGTAGCCGTCGCGCTTATATCGGGTGGGCTTGCCCTCTTAGGCGTGATTATAACATCTATAAGCACTTCGCGCCGAATGTCGGCGCAGCTTGAGCGTAACCAAGCTGTAATGGACACTAAGATTGAAGAACTTACTCGCGAGGTAAGACTTCACAACAACTTCGCTCAACGTATACCCGTGATTGAGCGCGACATTAAGGTTATAAATCATCGGATTGATGATTTGGAAAAATATCACAAAGGAGATTAAAATTATGAAAATCAACATCAAACAGAGATTTAAGAACAAGACCTTCGTTGTATCGTTGGCAACACTCCTCTTAGCAACTGCGTATCAGATACTCGGTATGTTCGATGTCGTACCTAAGGTGAGCGAGGATACATTGACGGGTATCCTAATGCTTGTCGTCAACTTCTTGTCTGCACTCGGAATACTCGTTGACCCGACAACTGAGGGCTTGAACGATAGCGCAAGAGCTCTCACATACGGTACGGAAGACGATGTTAGACAGAATGAAGAAACAGGCGGATATGCAGCGGGTATGCTCTTTTCCGGTCGTAACCGTGTAACTCAGCCGTACACTTATAACGTGAACACCAAAAAGGGACACGGCGGCATAGACATAGTCGGAGACGACGATAGAACCGTCCACGCCGTAGAGGGCGGCACTGTAACTATGGTTTCTGCGTGGGACGGCAGAACAAAGACGGGCACACAGAGCTACGGCAACCTTGTTGTTATAACCGATTCAACCGGCAAGAGACACTTCTATGCACATCTTGCGTCTATCTATATGCATAAGGGTCAGAGGGTGTCTGCCGGTGATGTTGTCGGCATTATGGGTAACACGGGTAACAGCTTCGGTGCACATACTCATTACGAGGTTCGCACAGGTCAGGGCACGGTTACGCGCATAAATCCTGCCGAGTTCTGCGGTGTGCAGAACGCCAAGGGTACATATGTAAACAATGTGTCTGCGTCACCTGCTCCGTCACACAGAGGTACAGCCTACACTATGACGTGCAAGATGTTATATGTCAGAAAAGGACCGTCAGTAAGGTATCGCCGAGTCGGGCAGTTCTCAAGGGGCGAGATATTCTATGTCGTGGCTCGTCAGGGTAACTGGTGTCAGCTTGAAAGCGGTAACTGGATGTGCGCCGGTAAGTATCTTAAGAGAGTGTAA